TCGCACCAAAACTACGGGCAGTATCGTTGGAGATGTAGCCACAAGGATGCGTTTAAAGTTGCAAAAGAGCTTTTTCCGTATTCCATTACGAAGAAAGATAAGTTAAAACAGATTATAAATCATTATGTCCATTAAAAATAAAATAAAAATTAAAAATAAAACGGTATTTGAAGACAAAACAATTAGCGATGACTATAAAAGCGGTGGTGCGTACAAAGCAATGTTGAGTTTGTTCGCTGATCACGTTAGTGATGAAGAGTATGCAGAGCACTGTAGAAAGTTTTTCAAAGGAGACAATGAAAACAATACCTGATGCAATAGATGATATTAAATATTATTGGAAGAGAACCAAAGATATTTACTATAGTTTTTTTGAACATTGGGGAAGTAAAATGAACGTCTATGGCTGGAATAAGCGATGGAAAAACAGAGAGGAAGGAACAGGATATGGCAAAAGAAAAAATTAAAGTAGATATGTTTAACTGGGGTCCATGCGTTGTACGTATGAAGATCTCGGAGGAGTTTAGAAAGCTCTTATTGAGTGAGGCTAAGAAGAATAAAGACGATATGAGAGGTAAGTTGGCTGGACAGATTGATAAGGAGACAGCGTATAGTGAGGAATCTAAGGCGAAGATACTGCCTTACATGGCTAATTGCCTTGGTATATACGATCAGGCTTGGCAGTCTTATGTTAATAAGAAACTAGACAAAGCTCCTGAGTATGTGATGTCTGCGTTATGGATTAATTATCAGAAGGCGAATGAGTTTAATCCACCGCACGATCATGACGGTAAGTTATCGTTTGTGATCTATTGCGAGATACCTGAAAAACTAAAAGAAGAAAACGAGAAGTATAAAGGCAGAAGCTGTGGTCCTGGTGGTATACAGTTTTTATATGGTGAAGGAACTAGAGACGCTATAACTTACATGTCCCATTTCCCTGAACAAGGTGAGATGTTTATGTTCCCTGCTTGGTTGAAACATTGGGTAAGTCCCTTTCAATCTGATTGCACGAGAATATCTGTATCAGGCAATATCCACGATTCGGCTCCCTTGAATAATATATCTAGGTTCGGGCCTGAATACGTTAAGGATAGGGAGAGCCGTGATAAAAAAGATAAATAAATATAGCTATGTCCAAGGCACACGGTTCATGGATCACGGCGCACGGAACTATGACGTGGCAGGACAAAGGCTACCATCAGTAACAACAATATTAGGGAGGACAAAAGATGATACTTATCTTAGAAAATGGATCGCTAAAAAAGGCAAAGAAGAAGCAGAAAGAATCAAAACTCAATCAGCAGTGCGAGGAACAAGCATGCACAAGTACCTCGAAAACTATGTCTTGGGTAAAGGTTATGAAGACCTTACTGAGTTGGGGAAAACTACGAAACGTATGGCCCAGAAGGTCATAGAGGTGGGTCTAGCACCTGTCTCTGGTTTTTATGGGTCGGAGGTTACATTATACTATCCAGGCCTCTATGCGGGCTCTACGGACTTAGTTGGAATACACAATGACAAAGAGACCATCATTGACTTCAAGCAAGCTAACAGACCCAAGAGAGAAGAATGGATTGGTGATTACAAGTTGCAGGCTGGTGCATATGCCATGGCGCATGACCATGTTCATGGCTCTAACATTGAACAATGTGTAATAATGGTATGTACTCCTGACTTATATTACCAAGAATTTAAGATTGACGGGGCTAATTTACGAAAAGCAAAACATGATTTCTTACGAAGATTAGATAGATATCATGAACTAATGAGAGATGAAAAGGAGGTAGCATACTATGGCGCGTGAGATAATATATAATGCTTTAATTAAAAAATACGAAGCAGATATTGCTGATGCCAATACCAAGATAACTTTGTTGTTGACTGGTGGCAGAATAATACCAGAGCACATTGATATCACGGGTGAGGTCGACAAACTTCTTGGCAAGATAGAGGAAGCAGAGTCAAGAATGGCAATATTGCAGCGAGTTTATGGCAGAAATTAGGCAGTGGACACCCTATAGTAAATATTTACATAAATTTTTTTATTTTTTAAAAAATTTATATGTAAAATGTCCAGTGTAAAATGTCCATATATGCAAAAAAGTCAATAAACACGTAGGTATATGGGGGGCAGAGTGGACATTTTATGTCTAAAAAATGATAAATTTGTGGTAAATATTACTATATAAGGACATTTTAGGAGCTGAATCGGACATTTTATGAAACGTAAAAAGAGATACAAACACGCAACGATAGGTAAAAAGAAGTATTACTTCTACAAAATTGTTTGGGAAGATCCGTGCGGTGATGCGGGGCATGCAGACATAGATGAGATGAAGAAGTTGAAACCTGCTGTCATGATCTCACAAGCGTATATCTTTGCAAAAGATCAAAAGCATGTTTGGACGTTTTCAAGCTATGACTCTGAGGCTGCTGTGTTCTCTGACCGTAATTGTTTTCCAAGAAGTATAATTAAAAAAATGGAGAGGATTACTCTTTGATCTTTTTAGGTTCAGGGGTAACG